TGAGCTTGAATTTCAGGATTGATGCCAGCACCTTGTGATTGGGCTAAGGCAATCATTTGTGCATTGGCTTGCTGTTGTGCGGCTTGATCAGCAGAGGCTTTCTTCTGGCTGCTACGAGCTTTGGCCTTTGTCTTAGCAGTCTTTGCTTTTTTGGCGTCCATCAGCGGCGACCTTTTTGTTGGGGTTGTGGTGGCATTGCGCCAATAGGAAGCTGTCCGGTTGGCGGCATGTAACCGGTCATCATTTGTTGTTGATATGCCGTACCTTGATCTTGATTTATTTGTGCGGCCCTTAGATTATGACTTGCCAACACACCATACTGAGGTAGTGGTGAACCAAATGTATTTAGATTCAAGTAGCCCATTTGAAGATCTTGTGGCATTGGAGCACCTTGCACATGAGGAGATCCAATTTGAATGGCGTCACCAGCCATCCGACCTTTTTTGTTTTGTTGATTAGTAACTGCTGCTCCTACTGCTGCTGCTCCTACCCCAAGTCCAGCAATACCGGCTGCTGCAACTCCACCCCATGATGGTGGTCCTGGGGGAGGAGTTGTTACTGAAGAAAGGAATTGAGAAGCGCGATTACCTACACTGGCTGCTGCTTGACCTACTGCCTGACCGGCTTGTCCAACAGCCTGACCTACAGGACCTTGTTGGACCGCTTGAACACCTTTCTTAACAGCTGCACCTGCGCCAGTGGCAGCAGATTGTACGCCCTGTGGCACGTTAAACATTTCTATATCCCTATATGTAATAAAAAAGGGGTAGCACTTACTACCCCATATTCTAAACTAAATTGATCAAACTATTGATCATTCCATAACCAGGAGCTTCTGACGGAACACATCAGGATTCTGTTGTGCTGCGTTCAGATAGCGCCAGGCATTGGCAGGATCGCGCTCGGCAAGGGAACCAAAGCTATTCCAGAAATCAGCTGGAACGCCTTGTGCTTGCTGAGGTTGAGGAGGGATGGGCATCTCAGGGCGCTGATACTGAGGAGCAGGAGCAGCGGCAGGACGCGCAAACTGTTGACCAACTGACTGACCATATACAGGGGTCTCATCGGGAATCGGGTAAGGACCGTTTTCGCCAAAGAACTCACAAGTGTAATCAGCAAGTACGTCAGGATCAGTAAGAATTGTCTCATAAGCGCGATGCTCAGAGGACAGTTCTTGCAGCAAGTTAACTGCTTGTACTAATTGATTGTTGGTTACGATTAGCGCGTCTTCAATCTTGCAAGAATAATCATTAAGGATGGCAGGAGCATCTGCACCAAAATGATCAATTACATTAAGACTTTCTTGACTTACTCCGCTTGCTTGGGCCTGTTGCTGGAGGCTGGGCGCCGGTGAGGTTTGGGAATAACCGTTGAAGTACCCCTGGCTGTTGTTGATCCCAGGCGTATAGGTCTCCGTCCCCTGGTTGCTGTACTGGGGAACCGCTTGGGAACTGTAGTTGGCCGGAGCGTACTGAGTACTCGTTTGAGACTGTTGACCCTGGAACGGGAACTGAACTGGAGAGCTCAGGAGTCCCACTACCCTGTTGAACGCCTCCTTGTACGGATTCTCCGCCTGCGGGGCTTGTGGGGCCTGTGGGGCTGCCTGGTAGGCTTGGGGGTACGACGCTGTAGGGGCGTATTGGGACGGGCTGACCCCCATCTGGGCCTGCATTTGCGGGGCTGGGGCCGTTGCCTGCTGGTAAGGCGCCACCCATTGGGAAGTTGTTGAAACTACCGGAGCCTGAGCTGCCGTTTGTGCCACCGGAGCCGCGTAGCTGATCGGTTGGGTCTGGGATACTTGGGGTGCCGATTGGATCGGCATTGCGGTATCGGCCTGCATAGGTTACCTCTTTTTGTAGGCTTTCGAGAGTTCGGTAAAGGAACGGTGTGAGATCGAGACGGGGGTCCGCAGCCATCGGTAAATCCGGTTGCTGTGGATGCGGTGTCCTCATTTCCTGGTTAACCAGGTCAATGAATGTGGACATCGCCCTCTGTACTTCACCCACCATACGGAATGGGAAACCGGAGAGCATGCCCGCGATTTCGTCGTCCGTTTTTGAAGGGAACAAATACTTCAGTGCTTCAATGCTATCAACACCTAATTCCTGTAGGTTACGTGTAAAGATAGATTGGTTAAGTTTGTCTTGAGCAGTGTCTTCATAAACAGGTCCCATCCAGCGCCAGCAGACCGTTCTATCTCCGTCTGGAGCAAGGCCAAGAACGCCAGGAGGTACCTGTTTTGTTTGTACTGCATTATCAATTGCAGCCTGTAAACTCTTTTCATACTTATCTTTTGCTTTCTCGTATTTGATTTTTAACTTCTCATCTTCTGGATCTTCTGGCGGGGCTGGATACTGTAGTCCAGATTGGTACGCCATTGTTTTTCGGAAGATTTGTTCTTCCTGAAAAATCATTAATTCAAAACATCTACAGATACCGTATGTATAAATCTGTAAACATTTCTTTTTAGCTGTTGCACTTACGCGGCCATACGCTGATTTAATTTCAGTCGCAGTTACGTTTGTAATACTAAGATCATCAATGCCGCCAAGGGCTAGACGTATTTCAGAACGTAGTTGTTCTGCATACCTGGCCTGATCAGTACTAATTGCATTAGGTGTAATAAAACCTACACGATCTGCTGGCTCCAGATTAGCAATAACACGAGGAACCCTCATGCCTGTACCAGGTTTTCCTAGGTAGCCAGGGGCTTGTCGGGTTACGTTGTCTTGGCGATAGGTAGAACTTGATAGCGCAAAATCAGATTGGAAACCAGACTGGCTTGCAATGCTTGGTCGTTGTGCAACGTCACCATCTTTCTGTTCAATGATGTCTTGCTTAGGCCGAGAAGACAGCAGTGTTGGGTTACCAAAGAAAGAAAGGTTTGCCCGAATGTTTTTAACCATCTCATCGTGGGCGATGATCTGATTACCAAGCCATTCAAACTCACCACTACCTTCAGTGCCGAAGGCATCTGGATTATTAAATACTTCAACACATGGAATAAACTCCATGGTGTTTGCAACGGTTTTTTTGTTAAGCGTGGCAAACTCCATTGGGGAGTCAAAGTTTAATTCTTGCTCGCTATGAAACTCTTCAATTTCAGTTGCCGTAATCCGTAGACGCATATACCGTTTATCGGTAGATAGGCCTACTCCAGAAAATCCTTTGTTGGATTTTACTTTATACGGGTAGATAATGATTACTTCATCTAGTTCACCGTCCGGCGTATAGTATGAACGGTATGCGTCTTTATCAAACCAATACAATCTGTACGTTTTTTTAGTGGGCCGTATATAGAACAGTCCTTTTCCGTACGAAAGAAAGCGATCCCAAATTGAATCCAACCTGGCATCAAGCTTATTAAATTTTAAAACCTGCTGGATAAAATCAAATCGTTGAGTACCGAAATTATCCTGATGCGGATAGAATTCCACGCCTTGGCGAATTCCAAACATACGCATCTGTGAAAGATGCGCGTTCACCAGCATGGTGTCCGCAGAGCCTTCTCCGTCTCGGTTGACGACAGACTTGAGGATAGAATCCAGTGCCGACTTGCTATCGCTCATTTGTGGTTAGTACCTGTTTCTATATTATGCCTCAACTTCGTAACCGGCGTGCAGCCTTTTGAGTGTAATCACATCGTCCTCTACCTCGACATCAAACCGTTCCCCAGGGGTAAGGGACATGTCGTGACAGAGTTCGTCGGGAAGTGGAAGCAGGGCAGAGCCGTAAGCGTCCTGTTCAAGCTCGATGACGTAGTAGCCGGTAGACATTGCTGAGTGGTTTTATAAGTTTAAGTTGCGTCAATACTCTAACTCTAGTTTTCCTCTGGTCATTAAACCATTACAAAGCCAAACGAGAGCGTCGACACAATCGTCGTGGGAGCTGACACCAAAATTTACAATCTCATCAGTTAGAGCCATAAATTTGCGGTACCTGTTAAAGACTAGCTTACGTTGCTCAAATAAACCCATAATCCCCCTGAAACGTGCTACTTTGTCCCCGCGAAATCCTTTGACGGCATGCCAGTTAATGTTGTAGAGACCGTGGTCACCTTGGCATATCCTTCTGAAGTCTGCCTCCAGGGATGCCTGATATGCCACTGCTTCCGACCAAACATCAATACTGCTTCCGGTTGGGTGGTAATCTTTACCGTCTTTATGAACAACTCCCCATTCATACAGCATTTCCATTAAGGCTTCTAGTTTTTCTAAGTTTCCCATGATTCGAATGCGCTTGCAATCAATAATATGAATTTTGTCACCTACTCTGCCGCCCATAACAAATACGGTATAGTCATTACGTTCCCTTATTCCGGCAGATAAATCAACGCCAATACCTAGTGAATCAAAGTGCGTAGAAATTTGGCCTTTGACAATTAAGTCAGGTGAAATAGATAGTTCACTGGTTTGTACAATTTGATTTTGATACTGGAAACTAAAACTAATTGGAGCTTGGCGACGGCGATCTTGAAGGTACTCAAGTGACCACATTTCTGGCCAATAAGAAACTTCGTCGCCTTGTTTGTCTACAGTAATTGCAGATTGGACAATCTGTACCCAATCATTACCCGGAGTGAAAGTACTAGCATGAACATCGTCATGTCGAAATCTAGTGCCAAGACAAATTGCACGCCCACCTTCAAACATTGTAGGAGTAATAACTGAGTTCCAGTTATCTTCCATTGCCACTCGGATATCCCTGTTCTTAATGTCGTCAGAGCTCTTAATCGGGTCATCTATTATACATAAATGGCTGCGTTTAGATGTAACAGCACCTTTTAATCCTGCACAACAAAGAGTAAATTCTTCTTCACCGGTAGATCTAATGCCAGCAAACTTCCAATCAATACTCCAATACTCGTTACTATTAATTCCTTTAGCAATTTTCACCATTGGAAATACTTCTTTATATGTTTTACTTTCCTCGATGATTCTTTTAATTGCAGCACTCTTAGGTCTAGCTACATCAACAGTGTAAGAAATATAAAGAATTTTTAACGGTTTTTTATTTAAGGCATGTACACCTATTGTCCAAGCTGTAAACAAACCTAAAATTGTGCTTTTTGCGCTACCTCTGGGACCAAGTATGTCTACGTTTGGGCCTGCAATACCAATCAAGCACTCGGAATCATTTCCTGTGCATAGGTGTTGATGCCAGAGGAGATGGTGAGCTGCTGGAGGTTTGTCACCAACTACGGTACAGAAGTAAGCAAAGTCTACCCGTGCCCGTTCAATATCAATATCGGAACTTTTTTTTACTATTTGTTGTTTTGCTGCAGCACGTGCAGTCCTCCGGTAAACGGAGTATAGGGAAGTACCAGCCATGCCATTAGCTTAGTGTACTAAACCTTAAGACTCTTCTGATAAGATTTTTGTCCAGACGCCCATGGACGCTTCTTGAAGTGGACCTTCAATCGGATCGTCACGAAAGATGGAAAGCATTTCCCTTAGTGCACGGTCTGCACCAGCAAGAATTAAACCTTGTTTATCGGTTAAAACTTTTTCGTCATTGATCTGTTTAATTGATCCGCGTAATTCTTTTTGAAGCATGGCAATACGGGAGGTTCCCATATCTTGTTTTACCATGCCAAGATCAATTGCATCACGAAGTTTTGCAATGTCTTGCTGCATGAAGTCAACTTCTTCTTCTAGTAACGCATTAAAGTTTCTTTTTGGATATTCTTTTTTTGACCATTCGTCGCACTCAACAATGCTACCCTTGAATCCAAGAAAACGGGCATACAGGTACATTTGAATGGGCGTAGAAATTTTTTTGCAAAACGCAAAAAAAGATTCACGGTCTTTTTCGGTCAGGCTCTGAACCCACTTAATCATGTTCTGTATTGGTTTTGAGCTTGTTCATAATCTCTGTTCTCTTTATAGCGTCTAAACATCTCTTGTTGTAAATCAGTGGTTCGTTGTTCCGTAGCTGACTTGCCAATGGTTTCACGTTGTTCTTCCGCTGTTTTGCCAACGGTTTCACGTTCTTCTGCACCAGATTTACCAATGGTTTCACGTTGTTCTTCTGCTGTTTTACCAACAGTTTCACGTTCTTCTGCACCAGATTTACCGATGGTTTCACGTTGTTCTTCTGCAGTCTTGCCTACAGTTGTGCGTTCTTCTGCAGCTTGCACGCCAATGGTAGTACGTTGCTCAGATCCGGATTCTGTAATTAAGCCGCGTTCTCCTGTGTAACGTTCCGCTTGGGTTAAACGCTCTTCTAACCCTGTTTTGCCTATGTTGGCACGTTGTTCTGAGCCACTTTTTCCAATCAAAGTCTCTTCTCCAGCATACCGTTCTGCTTGAGTGAGGCGTGCTTGGTTTCCTTGTTCTTGTGCAAGTCCTTTTTCTCCGGCGTAGCGTGTAAGTAAAGTATTTCTTTCTTCTTCTGCTTGTCTGGTAACAGTGTTACGATTCTCTATCCCTTGTTGGCTAATATTCAAACGTGACTCAGTACCTGCTGCCTGAGTTCGTCTTATGTCTTCGCCAGCAAAGTAAGTAGCGTTATACCGATCTAGTTGGGCGCCTACCTCCATATTAAGGCGGGTTTGGGCAGCACTTATATTGCCTAAGTCCAGCTGCGTCCGATACGCCTGAGTAGGTATCTCTACCTTCTCTGGATTGGATTGAGCTTGAGGTATTAGTACTGTTTGATCGGCCATGGTTTTACTGCTTTATTAAAATAATAAAATAAAAAATATACTATACGCTACGGTGTAGGCCTTGTCCCATCATGTATCCGGCTGATTTAGCTTGGTCAGCAAGAGCGTATGTACGAGCTGCTTCTCCCTGGGCGGCTGTATAAGCTTGACCCTGTCTAGATGCTGCAATGTCTTGTGCAACGGCTCTACGGGCCATTGCACGCGTTGGAGAGTTAGCGTCCCATAGGTAGCTGCCACTAAGGTTACGCCACTGAGCAGACTCGGCAGCTTCTTCTAATATTGGGCGCACAGCATACATTTGCTCAAGACCTAATTGAGCTGCTTGTTGATTTGCTGCTTGAGCAAGTCGTAATTGACGAGGATCATTGTACTCGTTAAATTGAGCTATTGATTTTAATAATGGATCTAGAGACCCCACTGGATCGTATCCTGTGGGCAGAAGCGGGGCTTGTGACGGACGTTGTTGTTGAGCCATTGCTACAACTTGGTCACGTTTTCCATTAGATAGATCTGTACCAACTACCGGAAACGGTAAAGTACCGCTATATATTTTTGACCAATCAGTCTTTGCGCCTGGTTGCCCAAATGTTTGACCTGAGAAGTCTGGATACGCGGATGATGGTTGAAACCAGTTGCTTCCGGTATTAGTAGAGGCCATTGTTATTGATATGTATAGTTTGAGGTAAGAGCAGCACCCATTTGAGATGCTGCATTTAATCCCATGTTTTGTGCGGCAGTTTGGCCACCAAGCATCATCTGGGCAGCTGTATCAATGTTACGACGGATCTGAGCAGCAGCCATTTGACGTTGCATTTCAGTTTTTGAACGTGCTTCTGCGCCTTCAAATTGATATGGCATTATTTTTTTCATGCCCTCTAATTGAACGTCTTGTTGCATACGCTCTGCAAGAAGGGCAGCTTGTATTTGTCCGGTTGGATCCACGACATTCCATGGGGACATTCCTTGTGCTTTAGATACGAGGTCACCAGGGACACCACCACCCTGTGAAACAAACTGACCGGAAGGTTGATTTTGTCCAGCCATAATTGCGCCAGTAGCGCCTACTGCTTGAGGAACTACACCAAGCGCCTGACCACCTATCTTGGAAACGCCGCCACCAAGTCCAGATGCCATTCCACCAATTAAAGGTGCAGCAACTGCTGCGCCTGCAAGAGGGATGCCAAGTTTCGCAATGTTATTTAATTGCGCTCCTGTTTTTGTCATAGGACCTATCCCACCTGTTCCACGTAATCCAGGCAACCCGGCTTGTCCAAGGGATTTCTCAGCTGCACCAAGTCCTTTAGCACCTAGCCCACCACCAAAATAACCCAGTCCTCCACCCATCAAGGCTTTGCCAACATCACCTTCACGGAGACCGGGTAGTGCTCCCATGGCAGCAGTGATATAAGGTAGCGCCTGCATTGCCATCCGGCCACCAGTTAAAAGAGCAGGTAACATAATTTAGATCCTCTTGATTGTTATTTTAGGCGGAATAATCTTTATCCAAAATTACTGCCAATGCTTCCACCAAGTTTGGCACCAATTCCCATACCAGCTGGACCACCAAATGCAAGACCTAGTCCAGCACCTGCAATCTCTCCAATTGTACCTCCCCAGCCGCTCTTCTGTTTAGAACCTCCGCCAGTAGTAAAACTAAACGGTTGTTGTTGTTGTGGGGAATAAAGGGCCACGCCAGGGAGAATCTCACCCGCAAAACCGCTTTCTCCTATTTGCCTACGTCTACCAGTATCAAATGGATTTTTAGAAGACTCAGCTTGGCTTCTATATTTATCTTTTTCAAGTTGTTTTGATAAAGAACCAGCTACTGTTTTAAATAATGATAAGTAATCAGTCTTAGGGTCACTTGTTCCTGAAGTACCCCAATCACTTGGTTTGGCTTCCCAGGAACCACCAGGTAAGGCAGTATCTGATCCGCTCCAGTCAATATTTCCTGGATCAAAGTTATTACTTTCATTCCAGCTTCCACTGGTTCCTATGTTAAAACCGTAAGCCATGATTATTTAATGTGAGGAACAAGTTGCTGCCAGCTCTGAGCTTGTGGTACCCCTAAGGCAGTACTTGCTTGCTCAAGTGAGCCGTGTTTATGCTTTAAGTATTCTACAGGATTTTCTTTTTTGATACGTCGTTCTGCGGCTTTTTGAAAAAGTTTTTTTGTTGCATAGCCTGCAGCAACAGCAGTACCTACACCTAAAGCAGCAATGCCAGCGACCGTCGCAGTGGAGGGAGTACCAATTAATACTGGTCGAGAAATCTTTCTCATTGCTTCATCTAGTTCTCCAACTTGTTTTGCTGCTTCGCTGGTGTATTGTTTTGCTCTAGAAAGACGATTTTCTAACGTCTGAACTTCAGGAGAAGGAACGTTTGCTTTAAGTTCATTTCTTGCGGAAGAAATAACTTGTTCTTTTCTTTTCTTTAAAGTTTCTATCCGCGCTGATAGCTTGCCAATATCTGCTTCTGGGTACTCTTTTGGAGGCACTGAGCCAGGGGGTAAATACCTAATTCCTTCAAGAGCATTCTGGCCAGTGGGTCCAAGCTCAATAGGAGGATCTGGAGATATGGTTTTTTTAATTCTGTACTCAAGTTTAGAAACTTCTGAATCAATTTTGTTATAAATTCTGCCACGGTGTAAAGCTTTTTCGCTTGGTTTTTGGTACCTAGACTCAGGCGTTACTCCTAGATCTGCTAACTTATTTTCTACTCTTTCTATGATTCGTTTTCCAGTCGATTGTTTTTGTCTGGCGCCAGAAAGTTGCTCTCCTATGTCTTCCCGTTGTTTTACGGTAGCCGGTGAAACATCAGGACCCTCCATATAACGTGCACGTTTCATGGCTTCAGGAAGTGCGCTATAAGCCAATGCAGACGCACCCAATCCAGCAGCAGTTCCAATTATTCCGCTTGCGGTAATTGGCATTCCTTTAATTCTTATTTCTGGATCATTCAATCCTCTTGCCGTTCCACGAACTAATCCACCTACAGTGGTAAAAGATTGTCCTTCTGGATCAATGCTTACTAATTTACCGGCTTCTGGTTTGGAATGTTCATAACGACGGTATTGTGAATAAGTAGATGGCGCAACATCTGGACGTTCTTTTTTAAATTCCTGATAAGGAAGTAGTTGACTAGTCTGTCCAAAACCGTAACGTAGCCCTGCTTCTAAAAGTTTTGATTGAGGAGTGCGACCAGTAGGATCTTTTTCTTTAGAGGTAGGCGCGACTGCTTTGTATCCTTTGGGACGCATGCCCTCTGAAAGCGGTCCTGTACGTCCGCTAAGTCCTAGTAAAACTGCTGGGGTACCTACTGCAAGCATTGACCCAGTGACTGGATCCATTCCTGTTATGTTGGAAACTGTTTTTCCAATTTCCCCGGCCATACGTGGGATATTTGTGTACTTCCAGATTACACGTCTAGATTGATCTGTAAGTACATCACCAACAGCCGCCGCAACTGTACCAGCTGGATCTTTCCCTATCTGAGAAACATTACGTGCTGCCGGTCCTGCAGCGGAACCAAACCCATATTTACTTTGATATATAGACGAACGTAGTTCATTGGCTGCTGAATGAACAAACTTCTGAACAGCCGAAAGACTATTTGTTAAGTAGTTTTTATTAGTATCAATATTCATTAGCCGTATTGAGGAGAATTTGCGGACACTATTCTATACATTGTATCTAGATCGGCACTTGGATTGCGGTGTACAATTTCTGTTGGTGCGCGATAGTTTTTAGCCATGGCTAGAGCAATCTCATTGTTGTAACGTTGTTGCTCAAGCTCTGCATGATATTGTTGCATCTGCATTAAATCATTACCAGAAGCATAGGGCTGCTGATGTGATTCTGGTGTGATTATATTTGAAACTGCATGAGATAATGGGGTTGCTGCAATCTGTCCAGTTAGGTTAGCTACTGAAGCAGGTACGCCAAATGCTTCCATTCCGCTGGAAATAGGTGCAGCAACGCCTGAATGAATTGCTGCGTTAATTAAAGATTGAGGTATTGTTCGTTGTGGTTGTTGATTTACAAGACGCGGTAATACTTGCTGAGCGGCTGCGCCAACAGCAGTATCAAGTGCTACCTGTTTACCAAGTGCTGAAAGCGTAGCTGGATTACTAAAATGTGTCTTCATAGCTTGTCCAGCCATTCGTGCACCAGATAGAATTGAGGATAGAGGGTTCATGAGGTGACTACTCCACTGCTGCCTGGAATTTTTCCTGCTACTACTTTACTAGGCATATCCATTGGTTGCTTACTTTGAAATTCAGAAATTGTTGATAAATCTACCTTATCTTCTTCTGGTATAAGTCCACGGTTTACACCAGCAGCATATTTATTTGTCCAGTCTATTGCAATGTCTGCGTTTTTAGGGTCTTTAAAATGAGGCAACCCGTCGGCTGAGTCAAATTTTGCTTGAGACGCCATAGCTGCATCTGCACTAAAAACTGAATTACGACTAAAATCTTCCCCTACAGTTGATTTACGTGCTGCAACATATGGATTGGCTTTTGTATAACGTGCTAAAAACTTTTGAGGATCGTTCAATACGTCAGGATAAGGTCCGGTTGTCCCTGAGTACGGCGGCGAACCGTCACGTAAAGCCTGAGCTTTTGGGTCAGTAAAATCTTTGCTGTAATACTGAGTCATTTTTTATTTATGTTCTTTGTGCTTGCGTAGTTTGCTCAGGGTTTTTGCAAGGTTAGCTTGTTTAACAGTAGTTTTATCATACTTTTCAGGATTTGCAGTTACTTGAGCAGCAAGTTCTTTTGTAGACATGCCGCGCTCCTCTGCTTTTTTGGTAAAAGCGCCGGGGTGCTCAATTGCTCCTTTTATCCAGTTTTTGTCTTTAGCCATAATTACTTAGCAAGTAAAGATTTAACGTAAGAAATACCGACTTTTTTATTTACAAGACCATTTACGACTTCAGTGATTTGCTTGGCGGCAAGCACTTGAGGTACTTCATATGCGGACTTGGAATATTGACGAACTTTGTCTGCTGCTTTTTGTGGCAACCAACGTTCGGCAATTAAGATTGAGATATCTTTTACTTCTTTTGGTGTAAGCGTACCGTCGCTAACGGCTTCTACTGTAAGCTGAATAGCTTGGTCAATATCTGAACCGTTCCACTTTGATAGGTTCCTATCCAGGATTGGATCGACAATATCGTAAGCTTTCTTGATTACTGGACCGTACTTAAGAATATTAGACGCAACTTTAAGGCGATTAAATTTAGTAACTGCAACCGTAATTCCAGCCCCTACCAGGAGGAAAAAAGCTGGTATAAGAATTGATTCGAGTCCTGTCACGGCAATTCCTCAGTTTTGTTCATTCTAGCCTTAGTATGCCGTTTAGTATGGATTCAGTTTAGTGCCGAGGTCAAGATTTTTCATAATATCTGATACGATTTGAGTTGACGGTCCTGGCATGCCAACTGGAACTTGACTTGTTTCTGAACGAATTACGCCACGGGCACGAGCACGTCCAGCAAGTTGTCCAAAGTTTTGAAGACCAATTTGTGCTGTAGAGGTATTGCGTGCAAGTCCCATTAAAGTATTGAGCGCACCATGGGAATTCTCAGGATCATTTGAAGCTGCTAGATGAATTCCGGACTGGCGCAAGGCATTATCAAACTGTTGGGCTAGCATTGGATAAGCAGATTCTCTTACACCTTTTGCATTGATTAATTTATTTGCAGCAGTAATAAATTCATTATTTCTGTTTTCTATTACACGTCCAGATGCAGTAACTACATGTGGATTTGGTAATTCTATTCCGCTTGCCGCTGCATGTTGTTGTGCAACGTTTGCAAAAATTGCATGAGCTTGATTACCAAGACGACGTTGAAATTCATTAGTTGTCATTGGAATTAAACCGCCTTCAGTTTTTAAATGCAGAACTTGACTTGAACTTTGCGGGCCGAGTAGAGCGTTAAATGTACGTACTTTTTGAGGACTTGTTGCAGTTTTATAAGTAGTTGCTGCTACTTCTGGATTAGATCCTGTTGTTTGACCCGTAAAACCTGCATACTCAATTCTTCCTTCAGCAAGAGCTTCTTTGTCAAGTGCGCTTACGTTACGCATTGTTCGACCGCCAGCAGTAGAAATAACTGCAGAAGGATTTGCAACTTCTTGGGTCACACCGTGTACATACTCAGCCCCCAGGGTTTCACGTGATGCGCCTTGACGACCTTGTTTAGTTAGCCCAGACACGTTTTCTTCTACATAGCGATCAAGAAGATCTTTTGCAGTAGTGCCTCTTATTTCACCGCTGCTAATTTTAGCTATACGCCCGGTTTGATATTGATCCGGATCAAATGTTTGTGAACCAATTGCAACACGTTCTCTTGGTTCAAATGCTTTTTGTACTGCAAAAGAAAGCTCTCCACCACCTAATGCAGCATGTGCTTCATCAAGAGAAATGCGTTCACCGGTTTTTGCAAAAACTTCTGCAACAAGGCTTGCAGCTTTTAAAGTTTCTGGAGAAGCATTACGTTCAGGTCTTGCGCCACGGGTATACCATGGGTCTCTGATTTCTCCTTTAATTGTTTGTACTGGAGAAAGTTTAAACTTACCTTCTTCTGCTCTATGAGTATGTTCTCCTGTCCACGGGTCAGCTTGTTGTGTTAAGCCGGAAATGAATGAATCAACCTTATTTATTGTTGATGGAACAGTAGCTGAAGTTTGTTGTGAGACGTTAAAAAGTTCCGGCTGCACTACATTTGCACTTTGACCGGTTATAGTTTCTCCGCTTGATGGTTCAACGCCAGCCAAAGATCGCACCCGCGCCAAGGCATCAACCTTAGGCATTCCTGAAAGTTCTAATTGAACGGGATCAGATGGGTCAACGCCACGACGAATTTCTTCAAACGTTAAACCTGCTTTACGTTTATGAGCAACATCAAGAAGACGTGCAGTAGCTTCTGACCGTTGGTGTTGTGCAACGATGTCACCAGTCTGTTCTGGAGCAAATGACTGGCTTGAAGTGATTATTTCGCTTTCAGTTACAGGTTTTGTACTTAAAACTTCACGAACAGGCGATCCAACTGGAGATCCCTTTGCAACTTGTACTTCTTGGGTTGCAACTGGAACATCCGCTTGATTGTAACGTTGTGCAGTTGTTGGAGGGGTTACATCGCCAGAATTACGGATTGTGTCTGGATCAACGCCACGGTCTATCCCTAATCCCCCTAAGAAGTTTGAAACACGGCTACCAATATTTTGTGCGCTTTGTTTAATGGTTGCCCCAGCATTTTGTACAGCTTGACGGCCTTCTGGAGTAACAGCAAGCGCAACGCCACCAGCGACAAGTCCGGCGCCAAGGGCTGCACGACCTAAGTTACGAACTAAGTTATGTTGTTGTGTTTCGTCTTCAGCGCGATCTACTTCTTGATTGATGTAGTGTTCGCCAGTAAGTGTTGCATCGTGTGTGCCTGCAATCTTTGAAACGTTGTTATCAGGTGTAACCGGTGAATGCAAAGCGCTATCTGCATCAAAACGGCGCATAGAAACCGGCTGATCGTATACAATATTTGCGCCAGGGTTACTTAGAACCCTATTTGCCCCTGATTTACCGAAATTACGGACAAATTCATGTACATCAGGCGCTATTGCCATCTTTTCTTCTGGTGTTTTAGGGTATTTATTACCTGTAGAGGATGCCCAGAGAGCAAAATCCTGCGGTGATACGGGCATCTTATTTAAATTCTTTGATATATCTGATTTTAAGCTCTATAAACATGCTATGACCCCTATCGGCGCCTTAAAATAGGCCATTTTAGGGTAAAAATTACGGCAGGCATCAAGCAACTATAGCGCTAGGAGAGCGGCTGAAACAAAAAAAGAAAGGGTATAGGAATGTTGCGTTAGATAGTGAGTACTACGTTATGTGTGTGTGTAAGTTTAAGCTTCCGCTGCGCTTGAGAGTATATATTGCTTCGTTTAAAGGTATTTTACCTGCTTCGATTAAAGATTTTATTCGGTGGGTGAGGCAGGATTTGTATTTCACCTGCTGCGTTTAAATCATGGTTGAGTTTATTTCTTTGCTGCCAATGTCCGAGGAAGAGCGTGAGCTAGAAACGGAGTACTTAGA